AAATTTTTCAAAAGAACATTTAGTTAAAAAATATGTAGAAAATCATAGTGATAGAATGACAGAAGAATTTATTGCAGGAATGCCACCAACAGGATATATGAAATTTCCTGGAGCTAAAAAATATCAATCTTCAACACTACAAACTATGCCAGCAGGAGGTCTTATGCGAGATCCTTTAGGAGGTGGTTATTTAGGACCAGTTGAATTAAATCCAAGACCTGGAAATCCTCCAGATAAATTTATAAAAGGACAATTTGCAACAAGTGAAACAATACCTACTGTTGATGGTATACCTTTAGGACCTAGACAATCTACAACTGGTATATCATATAGACCAAAAGAAGTTCTTTTACAACCAGAAACTGAGGGACAAGCTATTCCAGGTATTAAAAGATATGGACCACCTGAAAGATTTAGAGGAACAAAAGAAACACAAGAAATATTAGGACGCCCTCCAAGAGTAGGAACTATTAAAGGACAAGAAAAAAATATGCCTCTTGAAGGTGATATGCCAATGGATGTTGGACCTTTAGAAATGAAAGTAGCAGGAGATGTATTAGAAGGTTTAGATGAAAAAGTTTTTGCTAGATCACAAGCTGGTGATGCAGAACGTATGGGTGTTTCACCTATGACTGTACGAGCTATTGAAGGAGAAAGATCTTTATCAGGTAAACCTTTTTCTATGGGTGATAGAGGACCTATGCCATGGACAGTAACAACACCTGATGATGTTGCTAAACTAGCACCTGAAGATAAAATATTATATAAAAGAAACTCTGATCAATTTTTTAATTTAATACGTTATTTTATACAAGAACAAGGAATGTCTCAAAGAGATGCAACTACAGCAGCTAAACAATATATGTTAGGAGAAATAGCTGAATCAGCTGCAAGTGCAAGAACATTAATGACTAAAACAGATGATTTAGGTAATACTTATAATACTGTTTTTGATGATGTAGGAGATAAAGTTAGACAAGAAAGAACAGCTAGTATGATAGCTCCAGAAGATGAAAGGGGAACTACATTAGCAGATGCTTTACCAGAAAATATATTAAATCAATTAAATAAAATTGACTATAAAAAAGGTGGAAAAGTTAAAGCAAAAAAGAAAACTAAACCTATTCCAAAGATTATAAAGAATAGAAATATTAAAGGTAAGAAAAAAATAAATAAACCATTAGGTGTTGGAGCAGCTCAAAGAGGTTGGGGTGCAGTCCGTTCAGCTTAATTAAAGGAGGATAATATGCAACAATTAATATTACGTTTTAAAGAACCATCATCTTATTCTGCAATAGCAGCAGTATTAGCTATGGTAGGTGTTATAGTACCAAGTGATTTATGGCAAAGTATTGTTATGATAGGTTGTGGTGCTGCAGGAGCATTAGGATTCTTTGTAAAAGAAAAGAAATAATATTATGGCTACACGTAAAAAAGATAATATGAAAGGCATGACTATAGGTGGTGGGCATAAAAGACCTACTAAATCTGGTGCTGGGCTTACTGCTAAAGGTGTAGCTAAATATAGAAGACAAAATCCTGGTAGTAAATTAAAAACTGCTGTAACAGGTAAAGTTAAAAAAGGTAGTAAAGCTGCTAAAAGGAGAAAGAGTTACTGTGCAAGATCTGCAGGACAAATGAAAAAATTTCCTAAAGCAGCTAAGAATCCTAACTCAAGATTAAGACAAGCAAGAAAGAGATGGAGATGTTGAATTTCATATTTAATTAGTAACATACCACATTTTAAATGTTGGGTACGTAAAGAATTTACACACAATCATTTAAAATATCATGGTGAGTTCTTACATGGAATAGCATTTGCAGTTAATACAATACCAGATAGATCATTATCTTTTCAAGTTATGTTTACTGGTATAGACGAAGAAGATAATATACATGGTGGTGCAATGTGGGCAAGGATGCCAATTACAGCATTAATAGCAGATGAAATATTAGATGAAGCTCCAGAAAGAATGGATACACATTTAGCACAACCTTGGGATTGTTCATCAAGAACACATAGTATAGTTAAATTAGATTTATTAACAGCAAGTCCTTGGTTATGTAAAATAGATAACGAATTTTATAAAGGTAAATATATGTTTACAGTAGATTTTACAGATAGTGATATTAGTGATTGTCCTGCACAACATAAACAAAATCATGTAATACAATTAACAGATGCAGGTAAATGGACAGGTAATATAGTCGCATTACCTAATAATAGAGTTAGGGCAACTAGTCCTGCTTTATGGGTAACAGGTGAAGGTCCACCAGATTTTATACCAAGTCAACATACTCATGCAGCAGAAATACATGATAGTTATACAGATCCAGAAATAACATTTAATAACTTATATAAGGAGAATAAAAATGCCAGGAATGAAAACTAAATATAGATCTAAAGGTGGAGCAATGAAATCTAAATATATGTCTAAAGGTAGCACAGCACTTAAAGTTAAAAAAAGACGTATGGGTTCTAAAGCTAAAAAATAATTATGGCAAAACTCTGTCCTAAAGGTAAAGCTGCAGCTAAAAGAAAGTTTGATGTATATCCATCAGCATATGCAAATATGTATGCATCAGCAGTATGTAGTGGTAAAGTAAAACCAGGTGGTAAAAAGAAAGTAGTTAAAAAAGCTAAAGGTGGTGGTTTACGTCAATGGGTAAAAGAAGAATGGGTAGATATAGGAGCACCTAAAAAAGATGGTAAGTATCAACCTTGTGGTAGAAAATCTACTAAAGGTTCTAAACGTAAATATCCTAAATGTGTTCCTAAAGCAAAAGCTCAAAAAATGACAAAATCTCAAAAAACATCTGCAGTAAAAAGAAAAAGATCAAAGAAACAAGGTATAGGAGGAAAGCCCACAATGGTAAAAACAATTTCTAAAAGATATGGTGGAAGTCTTTTAGTTGCGTCTTTATATAATTAAAGGTTTAAACAATGGCAACATCAGGTACATATAATTTTAATTTAGATATAGATGAAGTAATTCAAGAAGCTACTGAGATGATTGGTGGCGAACAAACACTTGGACATGAACCTGCTTCTGCTAGACGATCAATTAACTTAATGTTAAATGATTGGCAAAATAGAGGAGTTCTTTTATGGACTATAGATACAACTGTTGTAACTGTAGCTGATACAGTAGCTTCAGTATCATTAGCTGATTCAACTATAGATGCTTTATCTATAACTTATTCAACAAGTGTATCAGGAACTGATATAGCTTTAGAAAGAATATCAAGAGAAGAATATCATAATCTACCTAATAAAAATCAAGGAGGTAGACCAACACAATATGCAGTAGAACGTGGGCTTAATAATGCAGAAATAAAATTATATCCTACACCAAATAATTCTACTGGCATTTTAAATATAGAATTTTTTAAAAGATTACAGGATGTTGATAAATCTGCAGATCAAAATGCAGATACTCCTGTAAGATTTTTACCAGCTTTAACTTGTGGATTAGCTTATTATTTAGCAATAAAAAGAACAGGCATTCCTATGGAACGTATTAATTTATTAAAGCAAAGCTATGAAGAAAAATTAGCTGTAGCTATGGAAGAAGATAGAGAACGAGCAAATTTATTAATTAGACCTAAATTAAGGTATATCTAATGGCAACTAATCGTAATGCAATGGCTATGTGTGATACATGTAGTTTTGTATATCCACATAGAGTAATGAGACTAAGTAGTTATGATACATTAGTTTGTCCAACATGTTTTGAAGGTGCTTTTGATTTAAAAAACCATCCTCAAAATAAAGTACCAGATATAAGAGATAACCCAGCAATTCAAAATCCAAGACCTGATACAGGTGGTAGAAATATAGAATGGCAAGAAGCTAGTTTTACTTGGGATGATAGCACAGTAAGAATTTGGACCAATGTATAGGAGCATTAAATGAGTACACTAACAGGAAAAACAATAGCAGGATCATATAAAGAATTACTAAAAGTAGCTGTAAGTGGTAATACTGGTGTTACAGGTGATTTACAAAATATACAATCAGGTGATGGTACTAATTCAGCATTACAATTATCTACATCAGTTATAAATGTTGCAGGTAAATTTGGAGTAACAGAAGATGCTTCAGTATCTGGTGATCTTTTAGTAGGTAGTAAAGTATGTGCTTCTGCATACTATGGTGATGGATCTAATTTAACAGGTATAACAT